AACCTTAATAACATCTTATTCAGATTTCCAAATGTTATTTGGAGATTCTTTTATTAGTGGTGGTAATTCATATTCATATTTAACCTCAATTGCTGCTTACAATTATTTTAATTATGGTGGTACTTCATTATTAGTAGCTCGTGTTGTTACTCAATCAGCTAACTGGACCCCAGCAGAAAGTACTACAATTCAAAATTATTTTACCTCAGCATCGTTTGTTCTTGAAACAATTTCTGAAGGAGCTATTAATAATAACTCCGGTTCTAACATGTTAGGGAATAATGGAGCTTTAAATTCTGGCTCAGCTGAAAATATTCGTTGGGAAGTTACCAACTCAAATACGGGATCAGGTACATTTAATGTATTAGTTAGGCGTGGTAATGATATAACCCCTAATAAAGTTGTATTAGAAGCATGGAATAATCTAACATTAGATCCAAATTCTTCTCGTTACATTTCTCAAATAATTGGAGATCAAAAATTACAATATAATTCTACAACAAACCAAATGGAATTATCTGGAAGTTTTCCAAATAATTCAAAATTTGTACGCATAAAAGCTGTAAATTTCCCAACTCCTGACTATTTTGATGCAAACGGAATTGCAATTTCTGCATACACTGCTTCAATCCCCGTAAATGGAAGTGGTTCAGCCGGAGGATCATTTACAAATGCTACTGGAACTCCAGCTAATCAAATTAATTTATACGATACAATCAGTACAAATACTCAAGGGTTAATAGGTGCTAGTTACAATAACATGATTGCATTACTTGGTAATCCTGAAGCATACCAATTTAACCTATTATTTACCCCAGGGTTAATAAATGATGTTGCTGGACACACAGGCCAAATTACTAACATTATTACTAACACAATTGCTAGAGGTGATAACATGTATGTGGTAGATTTATCATCATATGGAAGTAATGTTAATTCAACAATAACTCAAGCTCAAACCCGTGATACTTCCTACTCAGCAGCTTATTGGCCTTGGGTTCGAATTATTGACCCAGCAACAGGAAAACATGTTTGGGTACCAGCTTCAACTGTAGTACCAGGTGTATATGCATTCAATGATAGAGTATCTGCTCCATGGTTTGCTCCTGCAGGTATTAATCGTGGTGGTTTATCTACAGTATTACAAGCAGAATTAAAATTAACTCAAGCAAATAGAGATGCTTTATATGCAAATAATGTTAACCCAATCGCAACATTACCTAAACAAGGAGTTGTAGTATTTGGACAAAAAACATTACAAAAAGCTCAATCTGCTTTAGATCGTGTAAATGTACGTCGTTTAATGATTGAATTAAAATCATATATTCGTCAAATTGCAGACACTATCGTATTTGAGCAAAACACAATTCAAACTAGAACTTCATTTGTATCAAGAGTTAATCCATACTTAGAAGCTATCCAACAAAAACAAGGATTATACGCTTATAAAGTAGTAATGGATGATTCAAACAATGGACCCGCAGTAATTGATCAAAACCAATTAGTAGGTCAAATTTATATTCAACCTACTCGCACAGCTGAATTTATTTCTTTGGATTTCATCTTGTTACCAACAGGAGCTGAATTCCCAGGGTAAAAATTTAAAATTTAGATATTTATAATAAAATTAAAATAGAAAACAAATGGCAATTTTAAATCCAAACGAAATATTTTATACAGCGTTTGAACCAAAACAAACAAACCGTTTTATCCTTTATATGGATGGTGTTCCATCATATCTAGTAAAAGGAGTAGGAGCTGTTTCATTAACTCAAACTGCAGTTGCCCTTAATCATATCAACGTTCAACGTTATGTGAAAGGAAAAACAAAATGGAATACCATTCAGTTTACAATGTATGAATCAATTACTCCTTCTGGTGCTCAAGCAGTAATGGAATGGGTGCGTTTAGGACATGAATCAGTAACAGGACGTGATGGTTACTCAGATTTCTATAAGAAAGATATTACCTTTAATGTTTTAGGTCCTGTAGGTGATATCGTTTCTGAATGGATTATTAAAGGAGCTGTTATTACTGAAGTTAACTTTGGAGACTATAACTGGGATGATGATGGAACACCAGTAAATATCCAAGTAACTGTTCAACCTGACTACTGTATCTTGAACTACTAATATTAGGTTAATAATTTATCAAGTAAGCTCCAAAGAAATTTGGGGCTTTTACTTTTTTTTAATATATTAAAGCTATGAAAACACTTAAAACACTTTTATTTGTACTATTAACTAGCTTTGTTTATAGTCAATACTGTCCATATTTAGGACCCGATCAATATTTACCTTGTGGTACAAACTCAACAACTTTAACCGCAGATTTAAGTCAATGTGGCCAAGGCAGTAACCCTAATCAAACAACAAATTACACTGTTTCTCAAATACCGTATGTAGCACAAACCAATGTGGGTACATTAGTTGCATTAGGAGACGATGTGCAATCGAACGTATTTAATATTGGATTTACTTTTTGTTTTTATGGACAAACTTATACACAATTTAGAATTGGTTCAAACGGTTGGGTATCCTTAGGTGCTGGAATGCAACCAGCTACATTTACATCTTTAGCTATACCAACAGCAAACGCTGCTGTGCCTAAAAATTGTATTATGTCACCTTGGCAAGATTGGCATCCTGGAATTGGAGGTCAAGTGCGTTATCAAGTACAAGGTATAGCACCATGTAGAAAATTAGTTGTAAGTTGGATCGGCGTGCCAATGTATTCATGTACTAACCTATTAGGTACATTTCATATTGTGTTATATGAATCATCCAACAATATTGAAACATACATTGCAAATAAGCCAAATTGCCCACAATGGGCTGGAGGAACATCAGTACATGGAATTCATAATTCCACCGGAAATGCTGCTGTTACCGTTACAGGAAGAAATTCGCAACAATGGACTACAGTAAATGATGCAAGACGATGGACACCATCAGGTGCTCCTGTTTTACCAACTTTAGTTTGGTATCAAGTAGGTAATCCTGTTCCAATTGCTCAAAATGTAAATCAAATTACAGTTACCCCTCCAGCTCAAGGAGCAAATTACACATGCCGTTTAGAATATGGGCCTTGTAATGCAGGTTGGTCAACTTGTAATGCTGGAGTAGGATTAGGTCCTGATACAGTATTTGTACAACCTGGTCCACCAACATTAAATCAACCAAATTTTGTAACAATAAATCCACTATGTAATGGAGATTGTAATGGATCTATTACAGTAAATCCTACAAATGGTACAGCTCCTTTTAATTATACTTGGATCACTTTGCAAAATACACCAACAATAAACAATTTATGCGCAGGAAATTATACAGTTACAATTACAGATGCAAATAACTGTACTGTAACAGCAAATACTACATTAATTGATCCCCCTGTTTTAGCAGTACCTTTAATGGTTGCAACTAATCCTGTTTGTTTTGGAGATTGTAACGGTACAGCAACAGCAAATCCAATTAATGGTATTGCTCCATACACTTATTTATGGGATAATGGACAAACAACCCAAACAGCAATTAATTTATGTGCAGGCGCTTATAATGTTACAGTAACAGATGCAAATGGATGTCCTGCTTCAAATACTATCGCTTTAGTAAACCCACCAATGGTAGTAGTAGGAAGTATTACCTCATTAGATACAATATGTTATTTATCTTCTAATGAAACATATTCAGTACCTAGTTTAGGTGCAGGATATTCTTATAATTGGTCAAGTGTAGGAAATATTACTTTAGGTCAAGGAACTAATAATATTTTAGTAGATTGGTCAACATCACCCCCAGGATTTATACCAGGAGCTGTTAATGTAGTAGCGATAAATCAATTTGGTTGTACAAGTTTACCACAAGCGGTTGATGTTTATATTTTAAACATTTTACCCACGATAGATTCGATTGTTTCATTATGTGACTATGCCAATTGTGTAACATTAACTGGAAGTCCTATTGGAGGAATATTTACAGGTAATGGTGTTAATGGAAATTTATTTTGTCCTTCCCCTTCTATTGCAGGTAACAATACAATAACATACACTTATGCACAATCAAATTGTACTTTTGATACTACTTGTTCAATAACCGTTTATCCTAGACCTTCTATTTCACAAATTCAAAACGATTTAGGAAACTTAACATCTGAATTTATAGAATTGTGTGAAGGAGATAGTATAGGTAGAGTTTATAGTGCAACTGCTTTAGGTGGAGGTAGCGTAGTATGGATTTTAAACCAAGATAGTATTACAAACCCAACATTACCTATTACATGGAACAATTTTGGAACATTTACATTTTCAGCAGTAGCATATGAAAACGGATGTGTATCTTATCCTGTATCATTTGCAACAACTATTCAAAGATGCCCTGAAGAATTAATTTACATCCCAAACACATTCACCCCAGATGGAAATGAATACAATCATGTTTGGCAACCTGTATTCATCTCAGGTTTTGATCCTGCTGATTTTTATTTAACAATATACAATCGTTGGGGAGAATTAGTATTTAAAAGCTATAACAGTGCAGCTGCTTGGGATGGAACATACAATAATACAGTATGTCAAGACGGAACATATACTTGGGTCATAGTATACGGAGACAAAAACACAGATAAAGAAACATTAATTAAAGGAAATGTTACCCTTATTAGATAGTGCAATATTTATAATAGTATGAAACTGAACCATTTACGTACTTTAGTTAAAGAGGAACTTAATAAAAAGTTAAACGAAGAATACCAAGACAAATTCAAAATGACTGGTATGCTTATTACCAACATTAAACGACGCCCTCAAAAAGAAATATTTTCAGATATCCGTTCACTCCCAGGAATTACAATAGCATCTGTAAAAGAACCTATGGATTACAGTGAACAAAACACAGAAAAATTTCAATCGATCATGACTGTTAAAGTTGATGGTTATCCTTGGATTACAAAAGGTGGATTTGATCGTACAAAAATGGAAG